GCTCAGAACCGCCCCAGGGGGCATCGAAACTCCGGGCGCTTCAGGGCCGCGTACAGATCCTCTGTCACGAGTCGGCCGCGATCGCCCACACAGGACGGGACCTGGCCGGCTTCCTTGTCGAGTTGATCGCATGCCAGGCCGCAGCCGTGGCCGTGGGCACACTCGCCCCATCGGTGTTTCTGGGCCTGGGCGATCTGGCCGGCGTCAAAGAGTCGCCCGATCAGAGCCCGTCGCCGGGCCAGTTGTTCCGCCGGCGGCCGTCGCCGGCCCTTGCCGCAATCACCCATCGATCAGCCGCCCAACGTAATCGTGGCCGTGCATCCGCTGCAGTCGATGTCATCGGCTTGGCCGGGCAGGCTGAAGGACCCGCTTAGCTGGCCCGTGCCGGCGTTGCACGTCACCGACACCGCCTTCAGGAGTTCGTACGGGTACTCGGCATCCTGGCAATCGCAATCGCTGGGCGAGACCCCAAACGCCTCCAGGGAATTCCAGTTCACGGCCGCGCAAAATTCCTTCGCGGTCTCGCAGTAGACGATATGCAGCGTGGGCCGCCGGCCAGACCCGTCGGGCGAGCCCTGCCAGGTCCACATACAGCAGCCCGAGCACGCATCCGGGGAACTGTCGAAGGAAACGAATTCGTACGTGTCCTCGCACAGACCGCAGAGGGAGTGATCGGTGCAACTGCCGGCCACGGTCACCGTCGCGTCGGGTTGGTCGCCGCTGCAATCGTCGCAGGGGGCACTACAACCCAGGGCCGGCTTCCCGGTGGACGGATCGAAAACCGGCTTGCCGGTGGCCGGATCGAAGGCGGGCTTGCTCATTTCTAAGCGCTCGTGCAATCTACGAGGTCGATGATCTCGCGTTTGGTCTCGGCGCCGAGCGTTCGCAGGTTGCCGGCGGAGTCCCAGGTCATCGGCCGATCGAAGAGGTAGAATTTCTTGTCTGTAGTGGAGTAGGTCACCCGCAGCCCGTGCCAGGCCACGCCGGACTTACCCTCGGGCGGGTCGTCGCGATCCCAGGTATCGACCTGGGCCTCGGCTTCGCTGACGCGATCGCCGGCGGCGGGCAGCATGGAATAGGGCGAGTCATCGGTACCGAGCTGGATCCCGACGACCAGGCCGCACAGACAGTCGTTCGTGACATCCCAGAACGGCAGGAACGCCAGGACGGATCCGGCGGCGACCACGGCGGCGGGGGCCGCCAGGTCGGCGGGGTCGGAGCCGTCGGTCGGCAGGTGGAAGCACAGGGTGATCGTGCGATCGGTATCGGCGGAGGTGCCGTCCTGGCGGCAGAGGTTCACGAGGATCGCGTTGGGCTGGTCGCTCTCGCCGTCGTGGTCGTCGACGGCCAGCCCGTACATCAGCGGCAGCCCCGTCGCAGCCCGGCCGGCAGACCCGGCCGGGCGGCCGGGCCCCTGGGGCAGGGCCTCGACGCGGCGGACCGTATCGGCCAGCCGTTTCGCTTCCCGTTCCCTGTATACGATCGCGTCCTTCATGGGTCTATTGCCCTATTGCCTCTCGCGGGTGGGTTACGCCGCGGTGTGCTGGAAGTGTTGGGCTTCCTGTGGCAGCCAGTTGGTAATTGTCAGCACGTCGGGATCGAACGCGATCGCCCCGGCGCCGCGAGTTTTGAGGTTGGTCACGATCCGCGCGACCTGGCTTTGCATGAAGTCCAGGTCGGCGCCGTAGGACTCGACGTTGGTGATCGTGCCGGTGAGGTTCGCGACGATCTTGCCCCCGTGGCCCGACAGTGTCGTCACCGCGGCCGTCCCATCCAGGAGCATCACGCCGGCGGTCTGGAGGATCGTCGCGACCGCGTGATCGAAATCGGCCTCGAGCTTGCCGCCGTGTTTTTCGATGGTCGTCAGCGTCACACCGCTCCCGAGCACGACGCGTGCATCGGACTCGCGATCGCGTCGGAACAGCATTCGGAGCGTACCGAGCGTCGAGGTCTCTCCGGCCCCGGCGGCGACACTGACACGTCCGCGGCGGACTTCGAGGTTCACTCCCGCCGCCGGCAGCAGCAGTCGGACCGGCATCAGATACTGCTCAGCCGCCGACGCGACGCCACTGGTCTCGGAGTTGTGGATGATGACGGTCCCCGTCGAGCTGCCGCCAGTGAGCTGCAATTTGATCCGCTTGGACCCGACCGGATTGCCCTCTCCCTGATGGCCACCGATCTCGACCAGCGGTGGCATAATCATCTGGACGTACGCGGCGGGCGTACCGAACAGCCCCTCAAAGCTCTGATGGACCGTCAGCGATCCGGGCGTCACCGCCGACAGGGCGGTCACACCGGAGTCGACGTCCTGGGTGGAATCCCGGAAGTGGACGAAGTCGCCGTCGACAGGCACACCCGGGGGCCTCCAATTCGCCGCGATACTGAGATCGCCCGCCCCACCACTCTCGCCACCGACAAACAGTTTCGTATCCGCCATGTCGTTCGTTCCTTCTGTAGTTTCGTTTGCCGCTTCGTTTGCCGCTTCTACCAGCTACCAGCTACCGGCTACCAGCCACCAACTACTACGACAGCAGCCCGAGGCCGCCGAGGGCCACACTGGGTTTGGTCACCCAATACAGATAGACGGCGTCGGCGCCCTTCTGGAGCTGATCGCCCTCGGCGTCCAGGTTGACCGGCCGGGTGATCGGCTGGCCATTGGCATCGGGAATGTGTTCGGTCTTCCATTCATTCGTCTTGGTGTCTTTGACGGGATCGCCGTCGACCTTCAGTCGCCGCAGGAACCCCTTATTGAGCAGCCGGCGGCTCCATCCGTACTGCTTCCCGTCGGGTGCTTTCCACAGCCGGAACGTGAACACGCCGGAGACCGTCCAATAGGTCAGACCCGGCTCGTAGACGATCGACGCCCGCAGTCCGTTACAGAGCACCTGGCCGGCGATGGCCCCCATGAACGGGTCGGAGTTTGTAGCGCCCTCGTATGCCCCGGTCGCCTCGATATCGAAATCCCGCACGTTGCGCGTGACCGTGATCTGCCGCATCGGCCACGACTCAGAGAGCGGCGGATCGTACGACTCGCCGTTGACATTCTGAATCGGCTTGCCATGGATGTCGTCGTCGATCTCGACGTCTTCGGAGATCCACGCGACCTCGATCCGGGGCGGCGCATCCAGCGGACTGGTCTGATTGCCGTCCTCGTCCAGCAGGTTCTGGCCCTTGTACTGGACGGTCACTCGCGCGACGCTGGGCCCTTCCATACGGCAGGAGATTTGGCTGGCATTGCGAAAAATATCGCCCGGCAGGATCTGCCCCAGCTTGGGGATCCCCGCGGCCTGCTCGGCATCGACCGGCCGGCTGTCGACGGAGTCGAAGAACACCAGCCACTGGCGCGTGGCGCCGCTGGAATCGCTGCTCTTATCGCTGGCCGTATCGGGCCAGACCTCGGTAACGAAGGACACGCCCATCAGTTCAGACTCCCGTATACGAGTCGCACGGCCTCATCTTTTCCGAGCACCTCTTCCATGGTTTTCCGCAGGCCCTTGACCTCATCCCGGATATTGATCTGCACTTTCTGCTGGGCCCGCTGCTGCCGTTCGAGTCGGCTCTCGCGATCCTGCCCGGGCGCCCGACTGCGTCCATAGCTCTCATACGCTCCGATCCGCGTATCGACGGTCTGGACGCGGTTGACCTGGTGCCGGTCCAGTGCGGCGCGGTACCCGCCGAGTTGGGTCTGGCGCGAGATCTCGCCCGCCTGGCGAAGCTGGAGGATCTCACGCAATTCCTCACTGAGATTCTCGGCCGGCGTCTGGAGCGATTGGCGGAGGCTGTCGCCCTTACTGCGGAGCTGCATCTCGCGATCGCGTTGCTGCATCGCCCGCTGCTCTTGGGCCGTGAGGGCCTCCAGGCTCCGCGACAGCTTCAGGATCTCTTGGACGAGCCCTTCGTCCACGCCGGCTTTGCGGAGTCGATAGGCTTCTTTCTCACCGGCCGACTGGCCGAAGGTGTCGACCTCGCCGCGGAGCCGATCGCGGGACCCCGTATACAGATCGCTCTTGCGCTGGATGTCTGCCATGTCGGCCTTGTAGATCGCCGCCGCGCGTTTCTCAGCCTCATCGCGCATCAGTTTTTCAGCCGCGAGCGCCTTTTCACTGGCGTCGGCGGCGGCCTGCCATCGGGCCCGCTCGACCGCCGCGAGCCGCTCGGCGATCTGTAGGCTTCTCAGTTCGATCTGGGCGCCCTGGTTCGCCACGTCCAGATACGCTCGGGACGCATTGACCAATTCTTTGAGCACCGCGACTCGCTCGGGCCCCGTCTGACCGCGAGTCGCGAACTCGGCCTCCTGGGCGTCGCCGTAGCGCCCCAGTCTCCCGATCTCCCCCTGCTGGCCGGCGAGGTCTCGTTCCTCTCGCCGCATCTTCTCGGTGGAGAATTTCAGGACGGGCCGGATCGGCCCCAGCAACCCCATCTCGGCGAGTTCGGCCCCGGCGGTCTTGGCGCCCTCCTTGAAACTTTTCCAGTAGCTCGCCGTCGTATTGGCTAGTTTCTGATGCGCCTTCTCCGCGCCGTGGGCACTCTCCGTGACGAAATCGAGCCCTTCCTGGTATCCCTCCAGATTGTTCTGCAGCGCCATGATCGCGGCGATCGCCCGGCGGTTGGGGAAGACCGCCGCAAAATCCTCGGCCGTGGCCCCCGCCTCTTTCATCTGCCGGAGCGCGCCGATCAGTCCGATGGCCTTCAGCGTGGAGGTATTGAGTTCCACGCCGAATCGGCGGGCCACGATCACCGACTCCGCCGCCGGTTTCAGGAACACCGACAGCGCCGACTTCAGGGCGGTGACCGCCTTGTCGGGTGCCAGGCCAGCTCGCGTCATCTCGGCCACCGTCGCAAGCAGGTTTTCAATCGGCATGCCGGCGGCATTCGCGGTCGCCGCGACGTTGCCGATGTTCTGCGCCAGGTCCTCGTAGGTCATCACACCGCGTCGCACGGAGGCGAACATGAGATCATTGACACGATAGGCCTGCAGGGCCTCCAGGTTGTAGGATTTGAGAAGTGCGACGGTCCCCTTGGTGGCCGTGCCGGTATCGGTCATTCCTCCGACGGCCGCCCGACTGCTCGCGCGCAGGACCATCAGCGACTTACGGGCGTCGATCCCGGCCGACAGGATGTCGTACAGTCCTTTGGAGGTGCTTGCGGTCGAGTCGCCGGTGGCGATGCCGATATCCCGAAGCTCATCGCCCATCGCGTGGAGGCGTGGCATCATTTTATCGTCGAGCATGGTCGAGACATTGGCCATCTGCGTCTCGAACTCGACGGCCGCCCCGACCACAAATCGCAGACCGCGGTACATCGCGTAGAACCCGCCGGCGTACATAAACGCCTTGTGCATCCCCATCGTCGCGGCCTTGACCGCCTTGGTACGGGTCACGAACTTGGTCAGCCGACCGTCGACACTCCGGAACATCGCCCCGGAGAAATCCTTACCGCCGACGATGATCTCGATCTTTCTAACAGCCATCAGCCGCACCTCCGGAGCTGCTGCAGGGGAGAGGTGAGGGCTGCGCCAGGTGAGAGGTGAGAGGTGAGAGGTGAGGCTCCGCGTCTCCGCGTGCCTGGCCGTTCCTGTTGTTTCTGTTGCCGTTCACTCTCACCTCTACCCTCTACCCTCTAACCTGCTTCTCTCTGTCCCACCTCTCCGCCTCGATCGCTCCCGCTTCGGCCTGCACCAGGTGCCAGGCATCCAGCCAGACGGCCGGCTGATCGCCCTGTCCGCCTGCGACGGGCCAGAGTCCCTTGTCCGCCAGTCGGACGCTCCGGACCACGTCCAGGGCGTCCAGGATGCCAGGGACGTCTAGCGGGCAGCGAGTCAGCTCCCGCCGGCCGGATCCGCGGCAGTCGGGGCAGCTTCGGCTCCGCTTGCCTCGGCCGGGGACACGTCCGGACCCGCCGCATCGGGCGCACTGATAAACGTACGGCTCTCGTCGACTGGGGCGACGGGGACAAGAATCGTGCCGTCCGCCGGGGCAGGATCCGCATCCGCAGATCTGTCCGTGTGCGTAGCGGACGGCGAGTCGGAGTTTCCCGAGTCGTCGGCCTCCATCTCGTTCCCCTGCAGGAGTCCGAGCATCAGCTCGTGCGCCTCCTGGAACGTGAGGCACTCTTCGAGTCGGGCCGGCTCGAACGGGATCGGTTTGCCCTCCCGATCGGTCAGGTGCCAGTCCATCAAGTGGCGTCGGACCGCATCGAACACCGCGGCGACGATCTCACCGGTCTCGGCCTCGTCGGCGGTCTCGCTCTCTCGCCACGCGATGATGCGCAGCACGAGTTTTCGCAGTTCGTGCCGCGACTTTTCGGCGAGGATCGGGAACGCGAACCACGCCCGCTGATCCTTCGCGACGGCCTCGTCACGATCGGAGATCAGCGTGATCTCGATCGTCTCATTGATATTCAGTGCCAGGGGCATCTCTAGTCACCAGCCTTTCCGTTCACCAGGGGAAACAGGTGAGAGGTGAGAGGGTAGAGGTGAGGCTCCGCGTCTCCGCGAGCTCGCCCGTTTCGGTTGTTTCTGTTGCCGTTCACTCTCACCTCTACCCTCTAACCTGCTTCTCTAACCTCTCACCTCTAACCTCTACCCTCTAACCTGTCGTTCGTTGTTACGCGGGCGTAATGGTCAGTTCATCGTCGCCGGCGTCGCTATTGAGTGTCGGTACGCAGGTGACCGGATCGATCAGGATCCCGTCGCGATCCTCGTCGCCGATCTCCTTGTACTGGAGTGCCGGCGCGGCGATTGTGATGATGTTGCCAGCCGACGCTCCGATCGTCAGGATCAGTGCGACGGTCGTATGCGCCAGCAGTGCCGCGTGCAGACCGTGATTGGCGACGGTGGCGGCCTCGAAGTCGAGGGCGATCGACGGATCGCGATCGCCGACGAAGTAGTGCACGACTCCCGCGGCCGCGGTGATATCCGACCGCGGCATGACTTGCGACCCGGCATCGATCCGGACGGTACCGGTATAGGGCGCGGCGGCCGCGTCCAGCGTGTAGGTGCAGCTCGCCAGCCGAGGCGGGACGGTGGAGTTGCGCGTGGGCGTCGGCAGTGCCACGTCGGCGGGCGTGATCCAGACGCCGGACATCGTGAACGTGATCGAGACCGGCTTGCCGTACTCGCCCTCGATCTCGAACGTACCCGAGCATCCGGACAGCTTTTTGACCCGGCCGTCCTCATAGCTCCAGATCGAGCAGGTGTTCTGGCTGGCCGCGATCGACTGCGGCGAGTAGACGCCCGCCGACAGTTTCCAGCCACAGCACTGCATCATCACGGCCAGGCCGCCGTCGAGCCCGCCGTCGGACGCATCGCCGTCGCCGCGGAGTTCGCACTTACAGGTGAACTCGCCGGTGCGTTCGCCGACGACTCCCGTTCGATGCCCGGCCGAGACGCCGTGCGGTTTGCGATCGACGAACGGCGCGGTGATCTGGAGTCGGGGATCGAACGCATCGAGCGGCGTCGTGGGCGTGACACCCGTCCCGCGTTCGGTTTCCAGATCGACGAGCACGACTCGTCGTCGTCCACTGAGGGGTCCGCTGATTGCCATAGTCCTATACTCCTTCGTCGTATATGAGGTGAGAGGGGAGAGGTGAGAGGTGAGGCTCCGCGGATCCGCGAAGCTCGCCGTTTCTGCTGTTCACTCTCACCTCTAACCTCTAACCTGTGGAGCCGGCCGCCTGGCCGGCTACGCTTGTGTATACGGATCGTTCTCGGCCGTCCGGTAGACGACATCGAGTCGCACGCGGGCGGCTTCCCAGCCGACGTCGAGGGGCCGCAGAAAATCCCAGGCGGGCGGGTCGGTGCCAATCGCCAGCGTCGACCATTGCGGGTCGGCCATGACGGCCTTAACGATCTCGGCGACGGCGGTATTCAGCAGCCGATCGACCGGCGTGGTACTGTCCTGCGACGGGATACAGAACCACAGGATCACGAACGGCTGACGGACCGCGACGGCCGGGGGATTGCCCGGGCTTGAGAGCCCTTGCTCCCAGGTCGGATCGTCCTGGAACATCGCGATCGTCTGGTGTCGCGGGCTGAGGTCGCCGAGCAGTCCGTCGGGCCGATGGACCTCGACGGGCGTAATGCCCTCGGAGTCGATCGCCTCCAGCGCGGTCACGATCAGTTGGGCGATCTGTTCGATAATCGGGTAGCTCACGCGGCGCCTCCTGCCGAGAATCCCATGCCCTTTTGCCTCATAAAGACACTGATCTGGCGATCGACCTCGAAGTGTAGTTTCGCGGCCATCTCACGATCGAGCGTCGCGGCGGCGAGTCGCGGCAGTCCGTCCATCACAACCGGCACACTGGGGCCGTATCGCTCGACGATTTTTTCTTTGTTCTTCTTTTCCATCCGCGTACCGGCCTTGCGGAGCATGACGCCCTCATGGCCGGATCGCATCGTGGCCAGGAACGAATGCAGAATCTTCTTGCGACCGCCAGACCGGCGGATGCGGTAGCTCACGCCCTTCTGGGTCCGCCGGGCCTGGAACGTTCGCAGGGGCACACGCCGGCCGGAGATCGTAACCTTGGCGACCGGCGACGCTTTCCGGGCCCGCCGCAGGAACACGTTTCGCTTGCGGATATCCGTCTGCTTGATGGCGACCTCGCGAAAGATCGTTCGCACGATCTTGGCCCGTCCCGCGGTGGCGACTTTGTTGACCGCCCGCGACTGGATCGTCGGCAGGGCGCCCTTCACACCGCGCAGCAGCGTCTGGATGCTCGTGATCTGTTTCCGGTCGACGTGGAGCGTGGTCTGGATCAATGTGCACCCCCCAGAAGCAGGTGAGAGGTGAGAGGGCCAGGCTGCGCCAGGTGAGAGGTGAGAGGTGAGAGGTGAGGCTCCGCGTCTCCGCGAGCTCGCCCGTTTCGGTTGTTTCTGTTGCCGTTCACTCTCACCTCTACCCTCTAACCTGCTTCTCT